TATTTACATTATCATTAAAAACTGCATAATGTAAATGAAAAGATACTACAGTTGTAGATTTGCCCGTCTGACGAGGCATCTTACAAATATTAAATCTATTTTTATGGAAATTAGTAATTAACTTTTCTTGGAAATGGTAAGGTTTAAATGTTTGAAGACCATGATCAAGAGTAACGATTTTTACATAATTTTTCGCAAAATAAACTGGATCATTCATACATTTAACAATCTCAAGAACTTGCTCTTCAGTAAATTCGTGAGTTGTATTTGCTTTTTTTAATAACGGATTACCGAGATATACATCATTCGACATAACAAAACATTACCTATTAGTTACAATTCCAACGACGAAGTGCTTTATTAATTCTTGAATCTGGATCTCTTGCAGTTTCTGCTGAAGTCAATCTTTTCTTCATGCCTTTCATACGACGACAAAAAGAACCTTTGCGATTTTTACGACTACCTGTTGGATTTGGTTCAGTTACTGCAGTTTGTAATTTTGAACCTGGATTTTCACGACGATAAGCATCTACTGCATCTTGACTCATTCCATCAGTTCTATCTTTACGATTGACTTTTTGCCAGTCTTCACCAAGTTCAACTTCTTCACCCATTGGTTTTACATAATTTTTATTGGGTCCAAGTTTTGCAGAACTTCCTCCTTGAGGTCCAAACGATTGAATCAATGGTTGTCCTGGTTGAATCTCAGAAACAGAATGATAAATTACGTTACATCCAGGATAAACTTTTTGAAGTTCATCATTAATTTCTTTGCGAGTTGGAAGTTTTACCTGAGGGAAAAACATTCGAAGTGAATAATATTTTCCTCTCCATGTAAGTGTGACCCCGATTACATTTCCGGTTTGTGCTTGTAATCTTGTTGCTTCCTCTACTTGAGATTTAAATCCTTTAATTGGTTCTGGTTTAATTATATCAACTACTTCTGCAAAAGTATTACCATCAGCATCTTCAATAGTTACATTTTCCGATTTTACACAATTTGGATATCTCTTTCCAAACATTGTTTTCATTCCCTTCTTTTTATAACCAGGCCAGCACTTCTCATCTAATATTTCTTTTGTAATCTTATCAACCAATTTTTCTTCAAATCTAGGAATATCTACTTTAGATGCAGCTTGTTTTTGTAACTTTTGTGCTTTGGGTCCAAGTTGTTGTGCAGAATCAGGAGTTAATGCAGATGCACCACTTGATTTTTTAATTTGAGTTTGAGAACCTTTTAATATTCCTCTTCTTACCGTTATCTTCATTTCTTCTTCCATTTCTCCACTTGCAACATAGTCTGCCGCAGTATCAAGATAATCTGCTGCTTTAGTGATTTTTGATTGTACCCATGCTTCGAGACTTCCTTCTCCCCTTTCAACCTTTGCTTTGAGTCTTTCTGCAGCACTCATGAGAGTTTCTAATTCAGAACGAACCATAGAATATTCATGATCTTTTACTGAAACTTTATCCCATGCCTTTTCACCAAAAGAGCATTCAGACCTTGTTTCTCTTTTATCGCATAAAGGACAATATCTTTCTTCTTCTTGCATAGTTTCTTCCGATTTTGTACCCCAATTTGCGGCACCAACTTTACGGCACTTGACCAATGCTCCAGATGCATACGCACTTGGCCAAACATCATATCTAGACTTTACTTTATTATAACAAGCATCTTTTTTTCCACTACCTTTTCCTGGTTTGTCTTTTACTTCTTGTAAGTCCATTTCTTCAGTTCTGACATTTGTTGGTTTTGCTGCACCAGATTTTTCTGGTTGATTTGGATCTAATCTATTTTTTCTACGTCTTGCTCTTTCTTCTTGTTCATCAGATAAATTTGAGGACATTTTAGAACTTCCGCATTTTGGTGTAGAAGTTTGTCCTGGTTGGCGAGCACAAGGTTTTCCTGCCCATTTTCCACCTAATTGAACCCATCCTTTTTTGCCGTCTGATGATTTTGATTTATTAAACCAATCATGAAGACCTTCATCTCCGGATTTGGTTTCTTCTTTTACATCCTTAAATTTTTTATGATTCTTTTTAGCATCTGCTTCCATTTTCTTCAAACGAGTGTAATAATCTGGAATTTCATCCAAATGCTGAAGGGCAATATCCATTGCTAATGTGTGATCTTTGGTATGCTCATGCTCAATAGGCTCTCCCATATCAAGTTGCTTCTGTATAAAAGAAACATCAAGACGATGCTTCCTTGCAATTTGCTCAACAGTTTTATGAGACTTGATTTTTGCCATTAATATAAAAAGAACCTTTATTTATTTATTGTTCTTGCGTTTGCTGTTTAAGTAATTTTGCTAATTCTGCGGTAGAACCAACAAAAAGAGCATTATTGACTGTAGTTGGTCCTTTTTGTTTTTCTTCTTCAACATCCTTTTTAATCTTATGAAGTGCCATTAACTTTTCTGCTATTTCACTGGTATTTTTTATTAACTGTCCTGCAACTTCGTATGCTCTAGGCATCTCACTTTCTTGAGCTAATTCTAATATTCCGTTGATTGCTTCTTGTCCCTTTTCGACCAAAGAATACAAATTTCCCCTTGCATATTCATAATCATTTTTAATATCATCTGCAGTTGCAGAGTATTTTTCAATTTCTTCAGGAACGTTTTCTGATTTAACCGGAACTATTTCTCCATCAACATTAAAAGTATCGTTAAGTTTATCAAATTTTTTTGTCATTTTCATAGAGTATTAAAGAAATTCACCACTAAAACCAAAATCATCCCCAACTTCTATTAATTGACTATCTGTCGAAGTAATAGATTTGATTGGTGCTCCTGCTAGGTGTGAAGTTATTGTTGTTCCATCTTTACCTCTTTCTACAGTCAGTGTATTTCCAGATTTAGACACTACAAGTAACTCTTCTCCATCCAGATCAACATAAGTATTGACGGAAATAGAACTTGCATCATTTACTGTGATAAGTTGATCTGATGTTGTTATATCATTTGATATATTAGTAAGTATAATCCCAGTGTAGTTTTTGATAGCTCTTGGTTCTACTGAATAAACAACTTCTCTAGTTGGAGTGCTTGTGGAATCACCTGCAATAAAACCAATAGATGCTTTTTTGATAATATCCTTGGATGCTGATGCAATAGGACCAAATAGATATGTCTTAGCAGTAAATCTTAAGGTGTATATTAAAACTCTTCTTGTTGTAAAATCACCTTCATAGTCATCTTGCATAGTTATATTTTCTAATATAACTGGGATATCTCTTTTCTCATTAATTGTATCCAGTAAATCAACAGTTAATGTATATGCAGGTTGAAAATATGGTAGAATCTGCTCTACAATTTGAAGAGCATCATCATTCAATTTAGACATTATACTCAATTCAAACTGCATATTATATGGTACTGGAAGATATACTTTTTTAACATCAGTACCATCAACTTCAGACTTTACTAAAAATGACTGAGTTGTAGTTGCCTTTCTTGATGCATCATAGGTTAACCCAGTAAATTCAAATGACATTCGGGGTAATGTTATTTGAATTGGTTTACTTAAGTTTGGTGATTGATTAAGTCTTGCGATAAATTTTTGTGTTGGACCATATGCAAGAGGTACTTTTATAACACTTACAGTCTGATCAGAGTTATTTGTATGTTTAATTACTACGTTATTAAATAACGATCCAAACGATATTACGGTTTTCCTTAAAATTTCGTGATAAAAGTATTCAAACATACAATTAACTCATATTTAATTAGTATTTATATTCTATGGCATTCCAAATGGATTAACTTCACTAAAATCTATAATATTGTCTGCTTCCTCTTCAATTTCATCATTTGCACCAAATCCATCCCTTGCAGTATACGTATCAATATTTCTCAAATAATGAGAAGCACTAGATGCAGATCCTACTATATTTTCTCCTGGAATAAAACTTCCGGTGAGTTGAGAAACCTGAAGAACATTTGTAATAGAATTCCAAGATTTAACTCTTGCGGTTACACCACTCTGAGAACCAGTTACTAATTCGTTGAAAATAAAGTTTCCTATAGAATTCAGTGCTGGATTTCCTATTGTTAGTGTAGGAGGTTCAGTATATCCTAGTCCAGCATTTGTAATATAAATTGCAGTAATAGATCCAGCAGCAGACACTACTGCAGTTGCCGCAGCAGAGACTGAAGAAATTCCAGTAAAAGTGATTGTGGGAGGAGTTACGTATCCAGAACCTGTGTTCGTGACTGTTATAATACCAACTATTCCGTCTCCAATTGTTGCTGTTGCCGTTGCTCCACGACCTCCACCTCCTATAAATTTAACTCCAGGTGCTACAGTATAACCATAACCTGAATTTACAATTCTAACTTGCTGTACTGATTTTGCCTGTGGATTAACGTTGTTATTACAAACTACAATTCCACTAATCATCTCAGATATTGCACTTGCAGTCTGACCTCCAGAAGGAGCAGAAGAAAATCCTACTGTTGGGGGACTTGTGTAACCTCCTCCTCTATTTGTAATAGTTATAAACCTTACCCCACCATTTACAATAGAAGCAATTGCAGTTGCAGTAATACCGATCCCAACCATATTAAGGTTAGTGATATTTCCATAAGGATTAAATGATGTGGAAATGCCAGTTCCATTTTCATCAGCATCACCTAAATCATCAATATCAGTAATTCCAGTATCAATTAACTCATCTTCATATTGGAACAATTCACATCTTAGTTCATAAGTATATAATCCCTGGAGTTGATAAAAAGGTTTTTCATGCTCTACATATTTTATTTCAAACAATCTTTTTCCCAGTGGAAAATAAACTAAATCTCCTTCTTTAGGTCTTGACGATAACTTAATATTTGGTTGATTTTGAATCAATGGAGAAATATAAGTTTTAAATCTTTCTCTAGAAATTGTTAATGTTATTTCATTAAGAGCCTGTATTCCAAATTTTGATAAAATAGTAGGATTATCGGAGTATCCTTCGTATGTGTTTACATATGCTTCTATTGGATATGCATTGTTGAATTCTGATTCTATAACTTCTCTTATAATAGTCTTTTCCGTAATGTACTGTCTTGGTAAATAATAAACTTCAACACCATACATTCTCAATTGTTCGTTAATGAGATCTTGTATTAAACTTTGCTCTGTTTTTGATCCTTGAAGAAAAAAAGGATTAAGCATATGATTAACCTATCATATCTAGGGGTGGAAGTTCGTAAGTACTTGACATCTTTTCCATTAAAATATCAATTTCTCTCTGGGCATCATCATACATTTGTCTGCCATTTAACTCAACTCCACCCGGAAGTTTTACTCCAGTAAATTTCATCATGTTCTGACCCCATTGTTTTTTAATTAATGAGGTTAAATATGGTTTTAAAAATGAATCATTCCAGACTCTAGAATAATCGTTTGGATCCAATGTAGAGTAGCAATCAATTATAAAATAATGATCTTTAGTTACAGATCCCCAATCTATATCTAAGTATAGTCTATCTTGCCTTTTATTGAAACGTATTTGTTTTTGAGTATTTAAGAGAAAATCTAGATCTTCTAGATATGTTTTTACCATAGCATAACTTAAAAGTTCTGTAGTTCCCCAGTAGTAAATATCGTTTAAAAACAACTGATACTTTACACTAAACATATTATGAGTAATTGTATTTGCCCCATCGAAAGTGAATATTTTATTGATTCCAATAATATTAGGTGGAACTTGCAAATAATTACTATTTTCTTCATAGGCAAAAGTAGTTGCAGTGCCTACAATATTAGTTGTAACAGTTGTAGTTACAACTCCAACTGAACCTGCTGATAATCCGCGAGCCCTTCCTCTATCAATATCTGCTTGAGTTACTTTATATTTGTAAAAAGTTGGATAAACTCCATCAAAATGCCTTTCTTGAAAAAACTGGACTGCATCATCTACCAAATCTTCAATCTGTTCATCTGCAACATTAATTTCTAAAACTGGAGCACCAAGTTTTCGTTTGCAATAGTCTATTAACTCTTGTCGGGTAGATGGTTGTGCCATTAGATTCTAAGACTAGAAATTACTTCTTGTTGACTAAAATATAGTTTAATATATGATTTCGCAAGATCTCTTAAAGTTTCAACATCACTTATACTATCTATATCTCTAGAAAGTTTTTCATATTCAAACATTTTTGTCATTGTTTCCAATGAAATTTTATCAGGATCCATTTACCAAATTCCTCAATAAAGTTTTAATTTCACTCAAATCACTTTTAATTTCATTTACATTATTTTCAAGGTCATTAAGTCTTTGATTTTGATTATATAGTCTTTTGTAATTTTCTATGTATTCATTATAACCTTTCATATCTGTATTGATAATAGCATTAGTACTTATATCTCGGGATAAATTATTTTTATCTTTTACTTTTATATACTCCATATAAATTAAATCCTAGGTAATGCAGTTGCAATAGCTCTCAGTTGAGAAACTAAAGGAGGAGATGCCTGATTTGTTCCTGCCATAACAATCTTAATTGCAAATGCAGTAAAATCTGGTAATCCATCAATAGTATAAGTATACTCTTTAAATCGACCATCATTTGATTCCTTAGCAAAGAAATCAGGAGATCCATCACTTAGTGACATATCAACAACAGTGTTTCCAACACCATTTAATTTGTAATTTGAATAACCTGGGAATAGTTCATATGATTCTTCATCAAATGTAGCATCTGGTCTGTAAATCTTATATAAAACTCTAATATCATTAGTTTCATTTTTATTAGCAGAAAGAATAACTTTAATAGAATTTGCTGGAATCTCTAAATTAATTGGTTTAGAGACATAAACTGCAGAATGTGGATCATTAGTTGATCCTCTTACATTTTCATCATTTGAATATAATGAAACGTCATCTAATCCAACTGGATTATTCAGCAAGTTTGATGTTAATATTAGAGATGGTGGTGGAATTAGATCAATTACTGGAGAAATTCTCTCATCAGTAGAAGTCATAATTACATCCATACTAAATGATCTTCTTTCTGGAGACTCTGTAATAAATTTTTGTTCATTAATATCTGAACAAATAATTCTTGGAGATTGGAAATAAAGTCTTGCATTTATTGGAAGATCCTGATAACCAGCATCTACGAATGACTTTTCATTGCCACCAATACTTGTTCCCGTAAATGTTCTTATTCTGGAAGTCATATCAGATCCTGCTGGAATAATACTATTAATCTTTGGAGCCAAGACTTCATATTGAATGTTGTTGGATAGAATTGTTCCAGCTCTTCCAGATTGAATAGTCTTTTTAAAATAGAGATTATTAGATCTGTTTGAACCTATGCCTACACCATCAAAATCAGTAGAACCGGTATCAATCTTAATAAAGTAACTATGAAGATCTATTGGATGATTAGTTACATCAACTTGAGCAAAATTATGAACTTTATTAATTCTTCTTAGTGAAATTCCATTAAACTCATACTTAAATACTGGAATTCCTACTTCATAAGATTGAACTGTAGTTCCATCAATACCTCTTAATATTAAAGAAGAAACTAAAGTATTTCCAGAAACTGAAGTATATCCAATAACTTCATTGCCGATAATTACATACCCGGGGTTTGTTGCACTTACTGCAACCCCTTCAAAAGTAGTAAATCCAATGCCGGCACCAGATTGTAATGTAATTGTAGTGTCATCTATTAATACCTCTTCAAGTAAAGTAGAGTTTATTTCATCTGAAGTTGGTCTAAATTGCTCAATCTTAACATAATTTTCTGTAGAGTGCATACCGTGATTCATATGAAGAACTTTCATATGAAGTCCATCATTATATTGATCTTCAAATATGGAAGATATTGTTACTCCTGCTCCAGTTGCAACTGTAGCACCTGAAGAATTGATATAGTTAATTGTTGAAATTCCAATACTAAATGTTCCTTGAACTTCATCTATAATAAATGAATTAGATGAACCAATTGATGTAATTGTTGCTTTACCTCCATAACCAAGATTACCTAGTTTTGGAATTTTTACACTATCTCCAATTCTATATCCAATACCACTAGAAGTAATAGTAACAGTTGCAATTCCCACTGTTGTAACACCAATTGTTGCTACTGCTCCTCTTCCATAACCTGTCTCAGTTTCAAGTGAAATATTTGTAAATGTTCCTGTAGTATATCCAATACCAACATTTGATACAATTGCCTGAGATGCACTTGCTCCAATTCCAATAAGTTTTCCTGTGGCAGAACCTTGAGATAGAGTAACTCCTTGAATTACATTTGTTGTATCATATCCTGTAGAACCCAACCCAACAACAATAGTTTTAGAAAGAGGAATAAAACTATTTGCTGAAGTTACAGTAGATTTCTTATTGCCTAAAGAAAGTTTTGGATTAAAGAATCTAACAAGACCTTCAGTGCCAAAGGAAGCACGATATAGGTTATATTTAAGATCTTCTAACTGAGAAGGAGTCCAAGTAGTACCATTTTGCGATTTAAATAGACTTCCTAATGAAGGTTGAGTTGATATTCTAGTTCTTGTAGAAATGTCAATATCACCCAAACGAGAAATGAATACCCTATAGTTGGGACTATTTGAAAGTAAAACAATAGCATATTCTGAAGATTGATCTCTTTCAAAATCACCAAACCTAGTAACCTGCTTTTGTGGACCAGAAAGATAAACTGGAGATGGGAATTCAAATCTAGTTGCGACACTGCCATCAGCAGATACTTCCACAGAATCTGGATCTAAAGTTATTTCTGAGAAAGGAATTACAACATTACTCGGAACACCAGCAATCATTGTTCTAAGTTGTAAAATAACAGGAACACTCTCATCTTTAGTTTCGAAGAACACATCAACAGAAGTTACGAATATACCAGTTTCATCAGGAACAAAGAAAGATTGTGCAAGTGGATCAACCTGACAGAAGTTAGGATTTGCAATTTGACTAATTGGAAGTTGTTCTATATTTGTAATTCTAAAACTTCCATTGGCATCATTTCCATCCGCATCTCTCAATATAAGTACTTGATTATTAGTTCCATTATTTCCAAATATTGGTCTTTTTGGGAAAGGTAAATTATATTGTCGCTGATTTGCCGTCCCAAATGATGTTGCTGGTGGAGCATAGGTATACATCCTGTATCTTCCAGGAGTAAATTTAGTGTCTTTTGTTTGATTTCCTGAAGTTTCCCAATAGAAAGTAATATCATTATTTGGTCCGGATATTCTTAACGGGGTATTGAATGCTTTTCCTGCAACATTTGGATTATCATCCATACTCAATTTAATAGCAATTCTTGCAGATCCAGTTCCTTCTACCACAAGATCAACTGTGTACCTACCAGAAGAAGAATTACCAACATCCCATCTTGCTGTTATATTTGATATAGATGGTGGTTCTGGAGTTGGTGGTGGTGTGTCAGGTGGTGGAGTTGGTGGTTCTGGGGTTGGTGGTACTGGTGTTGGAGTTATTACAATAGGTGTTGGAGTTACTACAATAGGTGTTGGAGTTACTACAATAGGTGTTGGAGTTACTACAATAGGTGTTGGAGTTACTACAATAGGTGTTGGAGTTACAGTTGGAGTTGGAGTTGGAGTTGGAGTTACAATTGGAGGTTGAGTAGGTCTTGGAGTAGGTCTTGGAGTAGGTGTAGGTGTGGGTGTTGGTCTTGGTTTTATTATAATATTTCTTGTTGTAACAACATTTCTTTCTGTAACATCAAGTCTTCCAGAAGAAGTAAATTGAGTAGATGCACTACTATCTGTATCAATTACAGTAAAAGTATTTTCTCCATTAATCCATTTTGGATTTCCAACTACAGAGGGATCGGGAATAAAGAGAGATCCTATTAGTCTTCCTGTATTATCTGATATTAAACGAATACTTGTAATTCTTGCGACTGCGCCTGAAGATTTGCCTCTTAAGACCATTCCTTCCGAAACTGAACCATAAAAATCTTCAGTTGTTAATTGTAAGGATCTTGTATCTACGTTTAATATTGTTGATGATTGTGAATATGTAGATTCAAATTGTGTTTGGTTATATGGATTTAATGTGTATATTTGTAATGGTTGATTGTGTGGACCTGTTTTATGGTTAGGAGTGCATAACTTAAATTTAATAAATGCACTTGTGAAGTGAGGATCACTTTCTACGG